TTGTCTTTAGCCTCTAACGCTGCGTATCTTCTTTTTTCTAAAGCTGTAAAATCTTTATACATTAAAGCTCCAGAAACAGGTTTTGGTTTATTCCCAGTTAATCTTGTAAAAGTATCTCTGGCACTTTTTAATTTTTGTGGTCTATTAACCATTTTGTCTTTTGCAATTCTTTCTTTTGCTTGTGCTACTCCACCCATTTATCCTCCTAGTAAAGTTTTTTTAGTAATGACATTTTCGTCATCCTCTAAGCCGCCTGTTCCTGTCAAAATCGTTGAGGATCTTCCGGTTCTTGCAGCTCTCATTTTAGCTCTTTTTGCCGCTGCCTCTTCTGCTCTTTCCGCATCTTCATACTTTGGCGGGTCTGGCAAAGGCTGAACGGGTGGAATAGATGGCATCGCTGGTATTGTTGGTTTTAAAAATCCCATAATTTAATCTCCGTGTATTGAATAATCGTTGACCGCAATTTTTTGCGCTGCAACTCTTTGCTTAGGTAAATCAGTAATAGACAGAGCCATATATCTTGCGGCATCGCAAGCGTGTGAACTCCAATCTTTTAAAGGTTTATTACTAAACATTTTCATTTTTTCGTTATACTTCCTATGATGGTGTCTCAACGCATCTATTAATGGTTTTGTGTTTTCTATATCAAACCAACACCTGGGTAAAACCATTTTTAAACTGTGGATCCCATCCTCTAAATTTATTTTAGGTAAAATTCTAAACCTTACTCCCAACTGGTAAGCTACCTCTCTTCTGGTTTTTCCAGTAGAAAATTCTGTTACTTCTATATCGTGTGGTGCAAAGTGATTTCCATAAACATAATCCTTATCCTTTACCACCTGGATATAATGCGGCAACCCTTCCCGGTTATTTTCGTAATAATCAATAACCAAAATCTGGTTTCCTAATTGTTGAAAAAAAATAATTGCTGTACTATCATCCACTCCTAAATCCCAGGAGGTGTGGACCAACAAAGCAGGATCATAAGCAACCCTGGCTAATTGTTTTTTTTCTTCAAGTGATCTTATAATATTTCCATATACTGATCCCTCAATATTTGCAATCCAATCACACTCAAATTCTTGTTTATATTTTGCCTCTCCCATTTGAGCTTTAGCGGCATCCAGCTCTTCCTGGTCTATAATTTTTGTTTCACTTGCTTTAGCAGTATAAGCCAACCATTTAGGATCGCTTAAAGCAAACTGGTATAGCTCATAAAAAATATTAGTCATACCCGCTGGGGTTCCTATAAAATAAGCAAACCCCTTTCTGTCAGAAATAGCCGGTCTAATTATTTCATTCCATAACCTCGGATCTATCTGAGCCACCTCGTCAATACAAACTCCATCCAGAAAAATTCCTCTAATACTATCCGGATTTTCAGAGGAGAGTAGAGTAATCCTGCTGCCGTTTGGCAGATCGCAGCGCAGCTCCGTTTCGTGGAACTTAACACCCGGGATGCAGCCAGCATACATTTTTAAATAATCGTAAGCGATGCTTTTAGCTTGCCGGTATGTAGGCGCAACATAAGCATACCTAGGATTTTTCAATTTATTGGTCAGAGCAGCACGGATAAGGTGGTTGATAATAGCCACACTTTTTCCGAACCTTCTATGACAGGAAAGAACAGCAAACCTATACTGTTCCAGGTTTTTATGTAACCTTGCCTGGAGGGGTCTTGGCGTATAAGGTATCTGTACTTTCATTTTAAAAAATTGCTAATATAATTATTAAAACTGCAACACCAATCAAAATCTTTTTTTTATGATTTTTCCAATAGTGTTTAGCTTGATGAATAACTAAGTTTATATCCATGCTCCTCCTTTATTTTTAATATACTTCTTTTTCCAGATTTCCTTTTGAGTTAATCCTATTTCATCATCTTTTTGTTTTGTTTTATGATCGATAATACCTGGGTTTAATATTTCCACTAAAGCGTATCTATAAACCTTTTCGGATTTTCCCCATTGGAAATGAAGTAAATATCTTGGATC